GCGATCTATGCTTCAGAAGTCAATGACCTGTTTATCGATGGTCGGACGTTTGAAGGAGGTCTGTTTGATGCCAGTCTACCCACGCATTGTGCTTTTGACTTGGGCTTTACAGATGCCACTGTTTGTATTTGGTTTCAATTAGGCCCAGATAACACAGTTCGACTTGTAGCATGTGAAGCCACTACAGGTAAAGACATCTTTTATCACCTTGAAAAGATAAACCAGTTTGAAGGCGAGCTCGGGGACGTGTTTCTTCCCCACGATGCAAGAGCAAAGAATCTCCAAACAGGTAAATCGATAGTTGAACAGTTCCTAAAGCAAGGTCTCACACCTCGAATTGTGCCTGCGCATAAGGTTCGTGATGGCATTGCAGCAGTTAGACGTCTATTTCCGCTAATTTCTATTGATACTGAGACAACCGGTGATCTTCTGGAGGCAATGAAGGTTTACCGGCGTGAATGGGACGACAATAAGTTGATGTTTTCCGATACTCCCCTTCATGATTGGGCATCGGATTACTGTGATTGCTTAAGATATGTAGCCATGGCTTGCGGTGTACTAGGATTTACTGGCACGGCATCCATATTGCCCTCAAAACGGAATAGTATAGTGGAAATGCTCACAGCATCAAACTATAATCTCCAGACTTTGTTCGAAGATCGTGAAGCAAGTCGCCCTAATCGGCGTATTGGATAATAATGGCTAATGAAATTGCAACTATGCTAGACCCTAAAGCAATTGATCCTTGTCAATTGTGGGCTAGTGAGATCACAGCAGCTGAAAAAGAGCTGGAGAAGTTCTATAAGCGTGCAAACATCGTTACTAAACGCTTTATCGATGAAAGGGACACCATTACTGCGCAAGCAAAATGGTTTAATATATTTTATGCCAACACAAACATTCTTCAGTCCGCCATTTACGCCCAGCTTCCAAAACCAGCAGTATCTCGGAAGTACACCGACTACAATGACGAAATTGGTCGTGTTGCTGCCCTTATCATTGAGCGTGCAATTACTCAAGACTTAGACGATCCCACTGATAACTTTGATGCATGCATGCGTAATGCAGTTCAGGACCGGTTGGTGCCTGGTCTTGCAGCAGCATGGCTTCGTCTGGAGACGGATACCGAAGAAATAAGTATTCCGCCCACTCCAGGCAATGATACGTATGGTGCAGATGACCTGCAAGAAAAACAAACACCACAGTACAAGATCTCAGATCAACGGATCTGCGTAGATTATATCTTTTGGCAAGATTTCTTGTGGTCTCCTTGCCGTGTGTGGGAAGAGCGCCGTTGGGTGGGTCGTAAAGCCTATATGACCCGAGAAGAGCTTACTGAACGTTTTGGAGTAAAGGGCAAAACATGTCCTTTGAATTACTCTGTAAACGGATCAAAGGGCAACGAGCGCACATCCACGCCCAAAGAAGATATTCTCAAGAAAGCTATTGTCTATGAAATCTGGGATCGGTGCACTCGCAAAGTAATCTGGTATTGCAAAGGCATGACCGAGTTGCTTGATGAGAAAGACGATCCACTAGGTTTGAAAGGGTTCGATCCTTGTCCGAAGCCTATGCTGGCGAATATCTCAACCAGCAATACTACCCCACGTCCAGACTACTATATGATCCAAGATCAGTATGTAGAACTGGATGCCATCAATAATCGAATTTCAATGCTTTTGCAAGCATGCAAGGTTGTTGGGGTTTATGATAAGGCTGCGATCGGCATTTCTCGGATGCTGAAGGAGGGTTTTGATAATGATTTGATCCCTGTTGACAACTGGGCCATGTTTGCTGAGAAAGGCGGACTCAAAGGTCAAATTGATTGGCTCCCCCTCGAAGTCGTAGTAACTGCAATTCGAGAACTCAACGGTGCCCGCGAAGTAATCAAGGGCCAGATCTATGAGCTCACCGGAATTGCAGATATTGTACGTGGTGCTAGCAAAGCTTCGGAAACGTTGGGTGCACAACAAATTAAGGCCCAGTTTGCATCTGTCCGCATCAAAAAGCTGCAAGATGAGGTTGCACGGTTTGCGTCGGAGATTATGCGGATAAAAGCTGAGATAATGATCAAGCATTTTGATCCTCAACTGATTATCAAGAAATCTAATATCATGGTCACGGGCAACGATGAGTACATCGGCCCTGCCATGCAACTTCTTTCTAGCGAAGCAGACTTTGAATGGCGTATCCAGGTCAATGCAGATACTATGTCCCAAGCAGACTATGCTATGGAGAAGCAGGATCGCATCGACTTCATGACAGCATTTAGCGGTTTCATGCAGCAGCTCCCACCGATCTTGCAAGCTACTCCAGAAGCAGCACCAGTATTGGTTGGCCTTGTTAAATGGACTGTGGCCGGCTTCCGTGGTGCTCGAGATATTGAAGGTATGCTTGATAAAGCACTTGATGGGCTTATTAAGAATCCTCAACAGGAAAAACCTGATCCAGAGGCTGAGAAAGCTAAAGCAGAAGCTGAAATGGCTAAACAGCAATTCCAGATGGAGCAACAGAAGGCCCAAATGGAAATGCAAATGAAACAGCAAGAAGCTTCTGCAAAAATGCAGATGGAACAACAGAAAGCTGCAATGGAAATGCAGATGAAGCAAGCTGAACTTCAAATGGAACAGCAGCGCAATGAAATGGAACTTGCAGCAGAGCGCCAAAAACTCGCACTAGAACAACAACAAATGCAAATGACAATGCAGTTTGAAGAAGCAATGAATGCTATGAAGCTACAAACTGCAGAAGCTTTGGCTGAAGTTAAATTGGAGACGGCACGTGCTCAAAAAGCGCAAGTTCAGTCCGGAACAAGTAAGTGAGATACGTTCCAGTAGTGAAGCTAGCCAAAAACTAGCGGATCAACTGGGCGTATCTGCTTCCTGTATTTGTAAGATTCGTAATGGTTGGGTTTATAAGGAGAAACGCAATGGGCGTAAAGCAAGCATGGGTGTACCCGCGTGATGGCGGTGATCCAATTCCAAAGCATTTGTATACTCCTGAAGCAAGATCAGCGGGCTACACAATCATGCCAGATTTGCCAGACTTTGTCTCCCCCGTAGACGGCAAAGTTTATAGTGGGCGAGCTGGTATGCGTGAACACAATCTTCGTAATGATGTTGTACCAGTTTCAGACTTGAAAGGGCTTCCGTATTTGCAAACAAATAGTGACACGCGTTCTGTAGAACAAAAGCGAGCTTACGATGCTAATCGAAAGCAGCTTATCATCAACCAAGTCAACCGTTATGAAAGATAACTGCCATGACTGAAGAAGTAGTAGTTGTAGATGACCGTAGGGCTGCACTTTCTGCAGCTTTTGACGCAGCTGAAACAGCCGAATCGGAGGCCGTCAAAACGACAACGGAGGAGCCTAAAGGAGGCCACGTTGAGCCGAAATCGACAGGCCCTGATACACCCCCTCCGTCGAAAACGGACGTCCCGAATGACGCCCTGGGAAGCAAATCGACACAATCCATTGATGCAGCTCCGAAACCAGAAATTGATAAGGTTTTGCAAGCTCCGCAATCCTGGAAGCCAGCCCAAAAGGCTAAATGGGATAAGCTTGATCCGGATATTCAGCAAGAAGTGCTCCGCCGTGATCGTGAAACCACACAGGTTTTGAACGATACTACACAAGCAAGACAAATTGCTACGAAGTTCTCACAGACTGTACAACCTTATATGGCGCGGATTCAGTCCTTGAATACTGATCCGTTGACTGCCGTACATGAACTACTTAAAGCAGATCACATGCTCACTACAGCCCCAAAAGCTGCTCGAGCACAGTTTATGGCAAAGCTTATCACAGATTATGGAGTAGATCTACAAGAACTTGATAATGCTTTGTCAGGTAAGCCCGAAGCTGATCCTGTTGATGCTCGTGTCGAAGCCCTATTGCAGCAAAGACTTGCTCCCATTCAGCAGTTTCTAACTCAACAGCAGCAAGCTGAGCAACAAAGGCAGCAAGAGACAACTCAACAGCTGGCCCATACTGTTACAACAATGTCTCAAGATTCTAAGTATCCGTACTTTGAACAAGTACGTGAATCTATGGCCGATATTGTTGAAATTATGGCAAATCGTGGGCAACATATTACGATTGAAGCAGCGTATAATCGTGCTGTTGCGATGGACCCGGCTATCTCTAGTGAGATCGCCACTAAGACTGCACAACAAGCGCAGGTAGCTCAAGCAGCTCAGCAAACCAGCCGAGCTCAGCGGGCGTTACAGGCATCAGTCTCAGTTGGCGGAGCACCAAGTGGTTTGGCTACAGGGGCACCATCTGCTAATGATCGGCGAGCCGCTATTGCAGCTGCGTTCGAACAAGCTGAAGGAAGATGATGGCACTGTCAAGTTTCATGCGTCGAATCCTTGGGCATGGTCGGTTTCCGCAGTTGGAAGGTCAGGAATTGCCAGATCCGGTTGCAGTAGGAGCGATTCCAACTGTGCCTGTACCAGCAGATCGGATTAAAGCACAGGGCAGAGTAGTAAAGCCCCTAGCTAAGCCTTCTGAACCCAAACCTAAATAGGAGCCATAATGGCATTCGCAAATAGTGCAATTAGCGACATCATCGCTACGACAATCCAGTCGCGTACCGGCGAGATCTCCGATAACGTGACTTCCAATAACGCTCTGCTTATGAAGCTCAAGCAGCGCGGTAACATCAAAACGTTTGATGGTGGTAACACCATTATGCAAGAGCTATCGTTTAGTGCTAATGGCAACGCTGGTTGGTATTCGGGTTATGAGACCTTGCCAATCGCTGCTCAAGACGTTGTGAGCTCGGCTGAGTATACTATCAAGCAAGCTGCTTGCCCAGTGACCATCAGTGGTCTTGAGCAATTGCAGAATGCGGGTAAAGAGCGAATCATTGATTTGCTTGATGCGCGTATGGGCGTTGCAGAGTCTTCGATGGCCAACTTGATTGCTACGGGCTTGTACAGTGACGGCACTGCAGCTGGTGGTAAGCAAATCGATGGTTTGCTAAAACAAGTTGCCACTGTTACTACAGGTACTGTGGGTGGTATCGATCGTGCTACTTGGTTGTTCTGGCGTAATCAGTATTTTCGCATGCTGACTACGGGTGGTGCAGTTGCGTCTGCTACCAACGTTCAGAACTACATGAACCGCATGTGGTCTTCGTTGGTTCGTGGTAGCGATCGTCCTGACTTGATTTTGATGGATAATATCTTCTGGTCATTCTATATGGCTTCACTGCAGAATATCCAACGTTTTGCAGGTACTGAATCTGCAAAGCTTGGCTTTGTCAGTTTGAAGTACATGGATGCCGATGTAGTGCTTGATGGTGGTCTGCAAATCAACTGGACGTCAACTGGTGCTGCTGGTACTGCGCCTTCTGCTGTGCCTGCAACGAGTGCATACTTCCTGAATACGAAGTACTTGTTCTATCGTCCGCATGCAAGCCGTAACATGGTTCCACTGTCACCCGGCCAACGGTACAGTGTGAACCAAGACGCCTCCACGCAGATCCTTGCATGGGCTGGTAATCTGACTTCGTCAGGTCTCCAGTTCCAAGGTCGCATGGATAACACCTAATTAAGGAGCTCATTCATGTCTGCATCTCTCATTGGTCTTTCGCCTACACTGGTTCAGTTGGTTACTGATGTCCCAGGTTTTAAGCTGGGTACTATTGGTGGTTATGATGATCCGGTTGATGGGTACAAAGAGTTCATGTAC